TCTTTGAGTGGAATCTTCCCAACCTGTCCGTTCCTAGCGCCCCGAGCATCACCGCTTGGCGTCCGAGCTGGGTTGGTTGATGCGTTCCGCTGAGGAGATCGTCTCCCTCCACGCCTCCCGAGTTCAGTCTCGTGGTTCGTACCTTGGCCGGATGAAGGAGATCAGCCGGCACTACAACAACGAGGTCACTGTTCCCCTGCCGGAGTTGGATGCCAATGAGAAGCCCGCCGTGGCAAACCTCTTGGCGCAGGGCATTGACCAGTTCTCTCTCCGTGTCGCCTCCGTCATGCCAGACATTGACTTCCCCGCCCTCCGTGGCAACATCGGTTCCTCGGTGGAGTCTGCCCGCAAGCGCCGGCTCGCCTCGCTTGGTTGGTATGACATGAACGACATGCAGATCAAGATGCGTCGGCGTGCTCGTTACCAGGTTGCCTACGCTTCCTCGCCCGTCTCCATCCACCCCGTCAGCCTCAACCCCAACGACAAGCGGGAGATCCCGTTCTGGCGAGTTCGCAACCCCCTTTCCACGTTCCCCTCTGACGTTATTGATCCCGACAACATGGAGCCGATGGATTGCATCTTTGAGGATGCCCGTCCCCTCCGGTGGATCAAGCAGAACTACCCGCAGGTTGCTTCTGTCCTTTACACAGGGAAGTCCACTGATGACACGCTGTTCTCAATCCTCGAATACTGTGACGCCGACGAGACCGTACTTGTGGCGGTGGGAGCGCGTCGGGAAGCGAAGAATCAGTACTCGGGTGAGATTCAGGGTGGCGTATCTCAGATGGTACTGGACCGTGTACCGAACCGAGCGGGCATCTGCCCGGTGGTCATCCCGTCGAGGATCGCGCTAGACACCGTTGCATCCAAGTTTGAGGCAATGATGGGTATGTTCCATCGTCAGGCCAAGCTTGACGCCCTCAACACCATCGCTGTCATGCGTGGGGTGTTCCCCGACGAGTGGCTTGTCCCCCACCCGAACTCCCAAGGCTTGCAGCCAAAGATCGTGCAGAACGCCGATGGCAAGTCGGGCGTGCGTGGCATCATTCAGAACGGCACGATCACGCAAATGAACCCCCAGCCGGGGCAGCACTCCGAGCAGACGCTTGACCGTCTTGAGCGCAGCGCCCGTCTCTCCGCAGGAATCCCTGCCGAGTGGGGTGGTGAGTCCGGCAGCAACATCCGTACCGCCCGCCGTGGTGAGTCGGTCATGTCCAACGCTGTCGATCCCGACATCCAGGAGACGCAGGAACTTCTTGCCGCCTCGCAGGAGGCCGAGATCCGTCGAGCCATTGCTATTCAGAAGGCATACTATGGCTCCAAGCCAACATTGTTCCTGCTTGGAATGGATGGCAAGGTTACTGGCCCCCCCGACTACACCCCTAACGACACTTTTGAGACTGATCTTGTCAAGGTTCGCTACCCCCTCCCCGGCTCGGATGCGAACCAGATGGCTGTTATGATTGGTCAGAAGGTCGGCATCGGTGTGATGTCCACCGAGACCGCGATGGAGATGGACCCGCTGGTCCGTGATCCTGAGATGGAGATGGCGAGGATTCAGGCTGATGGACTTCGCAAGGCGCTCCTATCGGGACTTGAGCAACAGGCTGTTGGCGGACAGCTTGATCCGCACACCATTGCCCGCATCATCCAAAAGGTCGGAGACGGTCGCACCACCATCGAGGATGCTGTTGAGGCTGTCCACAAGGAAATGCAGAAAGAGCAGGCAGACAAGCAGAATGAGCAGCAGCAACCCGCAAGCGGACCAGATGTTTCAGGCATGTCTCAAGGAATGCCCGGAATGCCAGAGGCTAGCCCGGATGGACAGCCTGGAATGGCGATGCCGGGAAGTGCTGGCGCACCTGCTGGACCGGCTGACCAACAGGGTCAGGCCACGGTAAACGCTCCGTCGCCCGGTCTTGACCACCTGAGCCAGCTCCTCGGTGCGCTGCACAACACCAGTCAGGCTCCCGCCTAATGCCGCGCAAGGGTAGGGGTGGAGCACGGGAGGGGTCAGCGCAGACCGCCTATTCCAACCGCACCGATCTGAACAAGCGAGGCCCCGAGCCGATCACCACCGCGCCCGGACAAACGTACGGACAGGCGACAATGCAGCGTGAGGCGCAGCAGGCTGTCCCGATGGCCGGCGTGCAGGTTCCCCCCGCAGCCCCCGCTATGCAGGCAGCACCCGCTTCCGCAGCACCGGCTATGCAGGGAACGCCCGATGTCCCCGGTCAGCCTGTCTCAATGGCTTCTGCTGCTCCCGAGCCGGGTTCCGTTGACCTGTTCGCCCCTGCCGAGCACCCGCCTCCGACGAACAACGATTTCTTGTCACCGACCCGTGACCCGCAGGCACCCGGCATGGCAATGCAGCGCATTGCTAGTGTCCTGCAAGACGCCGCCACCTCACCCTACGCAACTCGTCAGGTTCAGGAGCTTGCTGCCGTTGCAAGGTCGATTGCATGATTGAGAACACCGGAGTTGTTCACGATCACCTTGCCATCAACATTGACAAGGTACTGAACGCTGCCCCCACGCTCAAGAACTTTCCCGACCTTGTTCTTGCCGTGGCTCAGGGTGGTGGGGATATTGAGGAGAACGCTCAGGCCCTCGGTGCGCTTCACTTGATCACTGCCGTTGCCAAGGCAGCACACAACCATGTGCAGGACAACCCCGAGGCGTACACGGCACTTATCAAACAAGCAAAGAACTATCACGAGAAGGCGGCTCAGTAATGCCGGGTGGTGCAGGCGCTCCCAGCGCAGGAAACCCAAGAGCCGTTAGCGCAAAGCCAGACACCAATGTTGGCAGCGACATTGGCAACTGGTTTGGTGACGTTGAGCAATGGGCCACCGACGCAGCCCATCGAACTTTGCAGTTCGGCAAGGCAACGGGTGGTTGGGTAGGACGCAACTTTTCCGAGACGGGACTTGACAACACTTGGCATGACACGCTTGGCGGACTCAACACCACCAAGGACATCATCAACGGTATCGGCGGATACCTTGGTATTCCGAACTCCATTACGGGGAATCAGGGACAGCAGCTCACTTGGCAAGACACCTTGCAGGGTTTGGGGATGTATGACCGCAACTCTCCAATCACTGATACTTCTCTCAACATCATTGGTTCAAGCCTCAGCACGTTGGGCGAAGATGCCGTAAACGCCACAAAGTCGTTGTTTTCGGACACCCCTCCTCAGCATCCTTCCGGTCCTGGCTACTGGAAGGATGTCACGACGATGGGTGGCGTCGGGGGCAAGGGTGGTGGAGCAGGCGTCCAAAAGAATCGTGTGTGGGTTTCTACTGCTGCTCACCCCCAGGATACGAGTCTTTGGCATCAGGCCACCCACGCAGCGTTCTCGGTTGTCAACAACCTCTTTGACACTCCGCAGCATATGTACCGTGCTGCTGTTCTTGCTTACCGTAAGCACGGATGGGATGGAGTCGCTGCCATTCTTGCTCCTGCTATTGCGGGTGCCGCCGCTGGTTCACTCGTTGGCAACCCCGAGCTTGGTGTAGCCACTGGTGAAGCCGGTGTTGCCGCTGGTGCTGCTGGTGAAGCCGCCGCTGGTGCCGCAGGTGAGGCTGCTGCCGGTGGAGCCGCTGCCGGCGCTGGCGAGGCCGCTGCCGCTGGCACAACTACTGCTGGCACGACTGCTGGTGTCACTGACGCCGCAACCGAGGAAGCCGCTGCACAGGCCGCAACAAGAACCGCCGAGGCTGCATCCAACCGAGTCGTTCCCACCGTTGCCGAGGAAGCACAGATGGCTGGCGTGCGCCGTGGAGCGCAGATGCTCATGGACAGTCCTCTTGGCAAGGCGTCCAAGCTCATCGGTTCCCCGATCAAGGCTGTCACCGATGCGTTGACCTCTCCGACGATGGCAGGGTTTCAGACGCCCGATCAGGCGTTTTACCTTTCCAACAATGAGATTGGCAATATTTGGCACGAAGCCAAGTCGCCAACCAAGGATCTCAGCACCATCGGTCGTGGTCTGAGTCAGGAAATCTTTGGCAAGCAGAACACTTGGCTTTCCGGCACTACCGATGCGATTGCCTCTCTTGTTGCCGCTCCATACGAGTTCGGTCGTGCGCTCAAGTCCTCTGAGAGCATGGGTCGCATCCTCACCGCCGTTGATTCAACTTCCGTGGACACGGCATTTTGGAAGAGTCCTGGCTACCGTCGAGCACTTGGCGAAGTCGCTTCTATGGCTAACGGGACGATGGGCGAGGAAGTCAAGAACAACATTGCCGGCGCAATCGTTCGTGCCATGCCAACTCTTGAACCGATTGCAAAGGACGTTGCTGACGCAGCAAGGGCTGAGGTTGAGAAGGCTGCCAAGGAAGGCAGGAATGTTGACCTCTACCAAATCTCAAAGCGCATTGGTGAGTTGGCAGACCAGGGGATGATGACCAAGACGAACCTGCTGCCCACAATGGGTATCTATGGTGCGTTCAAGACCGCTGGCAAGTTGTCGGACAACTACATTCCTTCTCGGGTGTCGCGCATCCTTGGACAGTCGCCAATGGCGATTGATGACATCAAGCAGATTATGACCACCGGCACGATCCGGCTTGGCGAGCCGAACGCTGCGTACAAGCTTGGACAGCTTTTGCAGCAGACCGGCATGAAGTCCTCGGACATCACTCGACTGGTCAACGATCTTGTCACCTCTAGGGATCTAACCAAGTGGGAGAACCTGACCAAGAACGCCCTCAAGGAAAACTTCTTCAACATCATTGACCAGCGCATGATGAAGGCACTTGGCTTTGATACCGAGGAGTGGCACAAGGCATTTGGCAGCGGGCTTCTTTCCCCGGAACAGGCAGAGGAAGTTGACAGGGCGCTAGGACAGCGTGGTTTCCAAACCACTTACACCGCCATGCGTGATTCCATCCACAAGGCCGTGGACAACATGGTCGGCAACTCTAGCGCCGGTGGTCCTAGTGGTCTGTTTGTTCTTGACGCCGATGGTAAGAATGTCTCCAACCTTCGAGACGGACGCAGCGCAGCGGTGACTGAGAACCAGCGTGGAGAACTCAACCTTCCCAACTACCACCAGTTTGCACAAGAGCTGGACAAGATGTTCTCCAACATGAAGGACATCAACAGTGGTGCAGCAAACTTCCACGACACCATTTCGGGTGCTGCCCTCCGTACCAACCACAGCATTGACTTGTGGGTGAACGACCGATTCTTCAAGCCCCTCGCCCTCCTCACCCCTGGCTGGGCGCTTCGAGTCTCCCTGTCTGAGCTTGCCCTGAACGTCACTCGCCTTGGCCCCGGCAACCTTCTTGCGGGTGCAGTCACTCGGTCAATGATCAAGTCTGAGCGCAAGGCGTTTGCCATCGCACAGAAGCAAGCGGCGAACCACATCAAGGATCTTGAAGCCCGTGTTTCAGAAGTGCGTCAAGAGATCGCACGCCTTGACCAGCAGGAAAAGGGTTTCGTCAAGGACACCCGACGTTTTACTGGTCAGACGATGGATCAGCCGACTCGCTCCTCCGATGCCAAGCATGAGGAACTGCAAGCCCTCCTAGACCACATTGAATGGAGCAAGTCTCACGTTGGCACCCCTGAGCCGACTATCGGCAGCGGCATGGGCAATGAAGCTGATAGATTTGACATTGGCAAAACATCAGGTTTTACTGCTCCACCTCGTACTACTCCTCAAATGCCACCAGATGAAATCGGAGTCCTTCGGGTCAGTGATTACCTCAAGGACCGCGGCTACAACATTGACCCCGTTGAGGCGCACAACCTCCACATGATCGCCCGTGGCATCTACATCGGGATGAAGCAGGCAGTCCTTCACGGCATTGGTAAGGACGAGTTCATCAACGCCGCTTCGTATCTCATGTACCGACACGGCGGCTACTTGCCCCCGGCAGTTGACTCGGTTCACAAGTCCATGCTCTCCAACGTGGACATGGCTGGCGATTATGTTGGGGTTGACAAGGTTGGTGGTCAGAAGGAGATTGACCCCGTTACGGGCAAGGAGATTCAGAAGCCCAAGACCTACAAGGTCGGATCTCGCAAGGGTGAGATCAAGACCAAGATGGTCCTCATGTCGCCGCATGACTTTGCACCATCGCAGTTCGGTGGCAAGGGATACTTTGAGGGATGGCACTACAGCGCCAACACCCTTGCTCAGTCGCAGTACCTCGGTCGCCCGCTGGCCAATGCGTACAAGGGTTTCCTTGACGCTGGCATGGAAGGCGAGGAGCTGCACAACGCCGCCATTCTTGCCGCACGCAAGATCATTCAGGAGTGTCCCGCTGACATCCGAGAGACGATGGCACGCAGCGTTGGAATCGGCACCGGACACATTGAGACGATGGACCCCATTCAATCGTGGGCCGGACGTTTGGTTGACAAGCTTGAGGGCATCGCCGCTCCTAGGGAGGCAATCGACCAGACTGCGAAGGAAGTGGAAAGAGGCGTCCAAAGGGAGAGTCACCTCTACAGCCCCCACTACGAACTCATCAGGGACATTGCAAAGGGCGATGTTGGGATTCACACCAACGAGTTCTACGAGCGGTACGCCTTCCAAGAGGACGGGCAGCCGATGGAACGTCGGTTCTTCCCCAACACCGTGATCTCTCGTAGCCCGCAGTTCTATCAGACCCGTGATGTCCTTTCCAAGCTTTCAACCATGGGCCATCAGAAGTTTCTTGGTCCGATGGTGAACTACCTTTCCCGCCAGCCAACGTACATCGCTGACTTTGTGCTTGAGCGCAAGAAGTTGGATGAGGCAATCGCCCGTGGAACGATCACGGCAGATCAGGCAGATGTCATTGCTGAGACCACGGCTACCCGTCGCATGTCTCGCTTTATCCACAACCCCGAGGACAAGACCAAGTTTGAGGAGATGATGTCCACCGCTGCGCCGTTCTACTTTGCGCAGAACCAGGCGTGGCGTCGTATGGGTCGCTTGTTTGCAGAGAACCCCGGTGCGTTCATGCAGTACGCAGGTCTGATGATGGGCGTACAGCAGTTGGTCTCAGACGCCACCAACCAGAACGGCATGGCTATCAAGACCATCCCTGCGCTTGCCATGTACGGGATGCCGTTCACCGCCTCGCTGTCCTCGTTGCAGACGATGGACCCGTTCTCAACTACCGAGGACATGGCATCGCCTTCCGGCAAGGGGCAGACCCTTCTTGATTGGATTGAACCCAAGTTCGGTCCTGTCGTTAGTGTCCCCACAAAGCTACTGTATTGGATGGACCCTGGACTTGAAAAGAGCAAGGCTGGTCAGTTTGCGGAGCGTCAGCTTGCCGGCCAAATCGGGACCGACGAGACCACCTCGCAGTTCATGTTCCAGTCCGCTATTCCCAACTCCCTTGTTCGCAGCCTCATTGAAATCCCCGTGGGTCAGGCAATGGGTGGAGCAGGGATTCGAGGCACCACCGCCAACTTCCTTGACAACGCCTACTTGCAGGCCGAGATGGAGTCGGCTCGATACCTTGTCTCCTCCGAGTCGGAGAAGTATTGGAACTCGTTGCGAAACGACAAGAACCTCACTCCCTTGCAGCGAGCAGAAGATTTTTACGCATGGCAGGCAAAGCGTTGGAGCAGCAACACTGCCGAGGGCGTCCGCACCACGCAGGCACTTCTTGACGAGGCTCGTCGCCGTGCCAGCATCACTTGGCTTGCCAAGATTGGACTTGGGTTTGGTTCCCCGGTGAGCATCAGCATTGGACAGTCGGATGCTCCAATGATCACCAAGCTCAACAACTACGTCAAAGACCCCAAGTACAAGGGCAACTACATGAAGGCGGTTGACGCTTTCACAAAGGACAACCCTTGGGCAACCATTGATACAATCTCCAAGTCAAAGTCTGTCTACGGTGGCTACTACCCCGCCACCAAGACAATGTATGACTGGCTTTCCACGCACGAGGATCTTGCCCGAGCACACCCCCTTGCAGCAATGGCGCTGGCTCCTGATCTCACCAAGGACACCAAGTATTACCAGCCTGCCAACACGCTGCTGCTAAACCTCGGTCTGCGTGCTCGACAGTCCCCGCAGGATTTCGTGGACAGTTGGCTTGTCTCTAGTGGCAACGCTTTTTACTACAACTGGATCAAGCCAACCTACGACCAGATGCGAGGAGACAGTCGTTATTCCAGCAGCGCAGCCTACAAATGGCGGCAAAGCATGATTGACTGGTACGGCCAGAACTACAACAACACCTGGCTGTCCAACTACAACTCGTCTCAAGGCACCACCCGCAAGTTGCAGGCGATTGCACAGTTCACTGACATGGCTGCCAAGACCCCCAACGATCCCGTGACGCAGGGACTCATGGAGCTGAGGAATCAGATCATGGGAACCGACAACCGTAACGGTGTCTACCAGCAGTTGCAGCTTGCCATTCGATCCGGTCGCACCAACTCCGCTGATGCTCAGTATTGGTGGCAGCAGTGGATGGATGAGTGGATTGCTTATGACCCCCGACTCAAGCAGGGCATCCTCTCCCTGTTCTACAATCTTGGATAGGTATGGCTGATACTCCTACACCTCCGGCGCTTCCCGACACCCCTTTTGAGGGGATGGATTCACCCGCCCCGACTGAGGGCATGGATTCGTCTGCCCCGACTGAGGGTGCTCCCGGCATCCCCGACATCCCAACCGATCCCACCAAGGCACCAACTCACAAAGGCGCTGAGGGTGAGATTGAGAAGATTGCCGATGACTATGTGATTCCCCTTTCGGATCAGGCAATCAAGTCGTGGGCCAAGGCTGGTCCCGAGGAGTTCAAGAAGTACGCCGAGCAAGTTGCTCAGGGCATGTACCCGAACTTTGCTGCACAGATCGCAGCAGGCATCCCGACCCGCATCCTTCTTGACCCGTACATTCAGGTGGCGCAGCAGGTTCTCGGTCCCGTGATGTCGGAGCCGAACTGGTCTGACCCTAAGTGGGGTGCTGCACTACAGGGCGGTATTGACCCCAAGACCAATCGACCCATCCCCATGACGCTTGATGAGTGGAGGAAGCATCTGATGACTCACCCCGGCCACGGCTGGGACAAGTCACCACAGGCGCATGAGCGTGCAGCTCAGTTCAACCAGATCATCAACCAGGCGTTCAGTTCGCCAGGGGGTCAGCAGTAATGACTGCAACTAACAAGAAATCAGGCGGTGGAGCGCCGCCGCCTCCTCCGCCATCTTTGCTTGGTGGGGGTGGAAGCACCGCTGTCTACAGTCTGTCCGGTGCGCCGGAAGGGAAGATTTACAACGGTGGCACGTTCTACGATGCCGATTCACTTGATGTCTTTCTTGGCAATCTTGCTCGGCACCCAGGAGACCTTGCTGCTGCTTACAACTGGCTTACCAATCAATCTCCGTCTGGCAATGTTGGTCAAGAGATTGACGTAATCCGCAAAGCATACGCTGCTGCGGGTGGTGCCAAGACAAGCCTGTTCACGCTGTACCCGACGCAAGGCGGATATGACCTAGCCACCGGTACTAGAAGGAGTCCTAGTAACTCAGCATCGGGTCCATCTTCCAACCCGACTATTGTTTTTGGCAGTTCCGGTCCCGGTGCGCAGGACATGACTGCCAGTGCGGAGTTGTCTGCTTACTCGCAGGTGCTTGGAAACTTGGGCGCATGGGGGCTTGAATCTCTTTCTGATCAAGCGTGGCAGATGATTTCTGACCCCGGCTACCACCTCAACGCCGGCCTTGTCATGCAGCAGATTCGACAAACCCCTGAGTACAAGGCTGCGTTCCCCGGTATGGATGAGATCAAGAACAAGGGTCTCGACATGACGGAGAACCAGTACCTCAATCACAAGATGGACATTCAGGACCAGTTTGCCAACTCGGGCATCCCTACCAAGATGCTGACCCCCGAGGAGATGGGGAAGCTGATTTCCAACGGTGTGTATCAGGGCAACCTTGCCGCTCGTTTGCAGAAGGGCTACGAGATGGTCAAGAACGCCGATCCGTACATCAAAAAGACGTTGCAGGATTGGTACGGCGTGAAGCCCGGACACCTCCTCGCCTACATGGTGTCGCCCAAGCATGGACAGCAGCAGATCGTCAAGGAAGTCCAGGCTGCCATGATCAACACCGAGGCGCACAACGCCAAGTTCAATGGTCTTGATCAAAAGACTGCCGAGCAGTTGTCCAAGCAGATGACCTCTGGTGGGTATGGCATGGACACCTACAAGACGGGCTTTGCCAAGGCCGCAGGTGAACAGCCGTTGGAGCAGGCGCAGATCGGTCAGCGTGGTCAGGCTACGGTCTCGCAGCAGCAGATCCTTGCCGGCACGTTCGCAGGCTTGAAGGAGCCGGGTGTCGGCTCACAGGCTGAGGCTCAGCGTGCAATCGAGCTGGCTTCTCAGGCACGCACCGCAGGCTTGCAGGGTGGTGGTGGCTACGCACAGAACGCCTCGGGTGGACTCGGTATCGGTTCTGCCAGCAGCGAAGGCACCGGCAAGTAGACACACGCTGTAGCGTTTTCTGATACACTTACGTCTAGTGGAGCTTTGGCCGGACTGGTCCGTGAGCTAAGGCCGCTGCCCGATGGGACTCGGCAACCCCATTGTGTAGATGCCAACTTACCCAACTATCCGTATTCACTTCCTCCGGTGAGTATGCGTAAGGGATGGAGAGATCAACATGAGTGAGTCTGACGAGTTCTACGACGATCAGGATTCCGGTAACCTTGACCCCAACATTCGGGCCGAACTTCGCAAGTCGAAGGAGCGAGCACGAGAGGCCGAGGATGCCAAGCACGAGGTGATGCAGCTCAAGCGTGAGTTGGCTTTCACCAAGGCAGGGATTCCTGAGACTGGCGTTGGAGCACTTCTTCGCAAGGCATACGATGGGGACACCGACCCCGAGGCGATCCGCAAGACCGCCGAGGAGTACGGAATCTTCGGAAGCAATGCCAGCGACCAGGAGCGCATTGACCCGGTTCGTGAGGAGCTTGAGCGTCACCGCAGCATCGCAGGTGCAACGGGAACCAGCAACTCTGGCCCCAGCCCCATGCAGGAGTTTCTTGCAGCGATGGAGGGTGCCGGTAGTGCAGACGAGATCATGGAGATCATTCGCTCCACGGGCGCCGAGAGTGGCGTTTTCCCAACAAGCAACTAACCGGGGAATCCTAGACTCATAGGAGAGTCCCCCAATGGCTTACACGCCACCCATGACTACCACGGGTGCGACTACGACTACCATTGGTCTTGCGCAGCAGGCGTACGACCGGATGGCTCGATTCGCCCTCCGTCCTGAGCTGTACTTCGACAACGTGGCTGACATCAAGCCCACGAACCAGTCGATGCCCGGTTCGTCCGTTGTGTTCCCGATCATCTCGGACCTGAGCATTGCCTCGTCCCCGCTGACCGAGAGCACGGATGTCACCCCCTCGGCCATCTCCGAGAGCACCGTCACCGTGACGCTCGCTGAGTACGGTAACGCCGTGCTGACCACCGCTGCCCTGCGTGGTGAGAGCTACGTCGAGGTGGACCCAATCGTCGCCAACGTCATCGGCTACAACGCTGGTGTCTCGATTGACGAGGTTGCCCGTGACGTGCTCAAGGCCGGAACGAACGTGGCCTACACGAACGGCAAGACCGCCCGTACCAGCATCGCCAGCACCGACGCTCTCAAGGCTGCCGATGTCCGTGCTGCGAAGGCTCGTCTGCGCTCGCAGAACGTCCCGAACTTCAACGGGTTCTACACCGCCTACATCCACCCGAACGTGGCCTACGACTTCACGTCGGAGACCGGCTCGGCTGCGTGGCGTGACCCGCACACCTACTCGCAGCCTGGTGAGATTTGGGCCGGTGAGCTGGGTGCCTTCGAGGGCTTCCGCTTCATTGAGACCCCTCGCTCGCCAGTGTTCCAGGGTGGCGGTTCGTCCACCGGAACCGTGGGTGCGAACGTCTACGCCACCCTCTGCGTCGGGCGTCAGTCGCTCGCAAAGGCGTGGAGCATGGTCGATGGGAACACCGAGACCCCGCATGTGGTCCCCGGTCCGATCACCGACTACCTCCGCCGTTTCGTGCCGTGGGGCTGGTACTGGCTGGGTGGCTACGCCATCTACCGTCAGGCGTCGGTGCAGCGCATCGAGTCCGGTTCGTCCCTGACCTACAGCGACCCGGCAATCGACCAGTAGTTAGAAGGGGGGGACTGACGTGGTTCAACAGTGTGCGCACTGTGGTTCGTTCGACATCATGGCAGGCACGGATCACTACCAGTGCCTTTCATGCGGACTCCACACGCACGCTAAGGGCCACAAGTCAGTCCCCCCCTCCTCCTACGACCCCCCGAAGGAGAACTAAATGGGCGTCAGCTCACCAACCGGCAACGGCGAGAAGCGTGGACCTGAGTTTGCCGGTATGCCCGGTACTCCTCTCCCCGGCTACCGTCCCGACCGTGCTGCGGCGAACAACGCTCAGTACGGCATGACGCACGACATGGACAGCGCAATGGCTGCCGATGGTCGTGTGGACATGAAGGACGATGGCAAGTTCACGAAGATCACCATGCTTCCGAACTTCAACCCGAACCCCACCCGCTCGCACCTTGGCGACCCCCTCATGGGCGCTAAGGTCATTATGAAGGGCAAGCCCAACCGATGACCCCACAGCGCGTCGAGGACACCAAGATTGCCACGGCTGAGGATCTCTCCGGCCACATGAACAAGGACTACACCTTCCCCAACGTCCGTGCGATGGGTGGGAAGATGCGTCCGGCAGACGACAACTGGCAGCTCAAGGAGCCGGTGGTCATTCAGGACATCTCCGCTGACTCGCACGGCTCCTGGGCCAACGGGGTCAAGACCCCCAACGAGGTCCACGGCTTCCCGTTCAAGGTGCGTGAGGTCTGATGCGCGAGTCTCAGGTGGACACTTGCGGTAAGGCGTGCGGCGATGGCTGCCCCTCTTGCGGTGCGTCCTTCTCAATCAACTTCAAGCCACGGGACATCCGTGGTGACTTCTTCGGCATCCCCGACCCCAAGCTTGAGGGCGAAGGCGGGACCGAGCAGACCAACGACACTGATTCCTACTAGGAGATTACATGGCCCGTCTGCGGTTTGATGCCGTCAAGGGTGCGTTGGACGCGGCCCTTGATACTGGTACCACCACTATCTCGTCTCCTGGTCTTGCACGACTTGGTGCGGTTGCATCTCCCAATGTTGCCCTGATCTGTTTGTATGGGGTAGACCCCAACGGCAATATCACCAGCTCGGAGAACGTTTACGTCACCGCTCACACGGCTGGTTCTACTTTTGCCACGATTACTCGTGCAGGTGATGGAACCACTGCTGGACAGTGGGTGGTCGGTAGCCAGTGGACGCATGGATTTGGTGTTGCTGACGTTGCCGACATTGAGGCCAACTCCACCAGTGGCGTTACCACTTTCAACACCCGCTCGGGTGCTGTCACGCTTACCAAGAGCGACGTGACCGGCACCGGCCTCACCTACACCGACGTTGGCGCTGACGCTTCAGGTGCTGCCGCATCTGCGCAGAGCGCAGCGCAGACCTACTCCGACCGCTACGCAGGCTCCGCCGCCGGCACAAGCGGGCGACCGCTTGCCGCCACGGACGCCAGCGTCACCAACCCACGCACGCCGACCGCTCACGCCTCGACGCACGGCGTCGTCGGCTCCGACCCGGTGGCGATTGCCTCGTCTCAGGTCAGCGGCCTCGGTGGAGCGGCGGCCCTCAACGTCGGCACGACCACCGGCACCGTCGCCGCAGGAGACGACAGCCGGATTACGGGCGCAGCTCAGACGGCAAACAACCTCTCCGACCTTGCCAGCACTTCAACCGCCAGAACAAACCTCGGCCTCGGATCGTCGGCAATCACCTCATCGTCCGTCCTCAACGTCCTCGACTACGGCGTCGTCAACGATGCCTACCTCGGCGCGGGCGGTACCTTGTCAAGCAGCACTTGGACCGACTCGGCGGCACCGTTCACTTCGGCATCGGTCGGCAAGTCCATCTGGATCGAGCAGACAAACGGCGTCTGGTTCCGCACCACCATCGCCACCTACATCTCGTCCACGCAAGTCACGATCACCGCCACGCCAGCCACCGTCGACTTCCAAGGCGTCTACATCTTCGGCACCGACAACTCGACGGCGCTAACGAGCTTGTGGTCTACGGCCACCACCCTCGCCAACAGCGGACAAGCCAAGCCCGTCTACTTCCCGGCAGGCGGCTACCTGTTCAACACGGGCATCTTGTCTCGTACCACGCTGGCGCAGAGTGCCATCCAGATCCTCGGCGGCGGTTTGCAACAGACGACGTTCTACCCGATCAACGTCTCCGCCACTCCCGGCGCGTGCGTCACGACCTCAATGACCGACACGGCGTACTGGTACTCCGGGCCGGTCAACATCTCGACGCCCAAGATCGCCCCGGTGCTCGACTTCGCCATCAATGGCAACCTCACCGGCACCGGCGACATTGGCATTGACCACGGTCCCGGCATCGGTGGGATCTATCGCGTCTACGTTGCCAACTTTGACCAGGTGCCCGACACCACCTACCCGACCTCGGGCAACGCCGGCGGACGTGGCTGGCGCATCCGCAACCTGATCGTCAGCGGGACCACCCGCTACACCGAGCAGACCAAGTTCCTCGCCGGCGCAGGCGTCGACAAGTGCTTCGTCGGCGTGGAGATTGACGCCGCCACCGGCACGAACTCCTTCGAGGGGACCAACTTTGAGAACTTCCAGGTGCGCATCACCGAGCCGGGCGCTCGTGCGTTCATGGTGCGCGGCTCAGGAACTGTCTCGGCGCTCCTGTACCACTCCACAATCAACGCCAATGGCGTTGTTGGGCCGGGGTGCTCGTCCGAGGGCGGGACGTTCTTCCGCTCAAAGATGACGACGGCATTGACCACTGGCCTCAAGCTCGCAGCCACAACCGCATCGCCTCCCACATACACGGCTAATCAGCAGATCACGGTCAATCTTGCCTCCAACACACTTGTCTCAATCTCGGCGGGCACGACCATTCTCATCGGCGGCGTCTACTTCACGAGTCCCTCGTATCAGGCGGTAGGTTCATCGTCGATCAACCTGATCGCTCCCAACGCAAGCGGCACCGTGGGCGCCAGCACCAACGTCTTGATCCCCTACGGGTTTAGCGGATGCCCTGCCATCATTGGAATAACCTCAGGCTCAGTCTCAGGCACCGTCACGTCTTTGCCGACCTCGGCGGGCACCAACTGGCGAGTTCAGGACGGCCAGATCGTCAACCTCGTCAACCCGACGACCATCTCGGCGACCACCACGTCCTCGAGCAACATTGTCACGCTCGCTTCGGGCAACACGGCGACGGTCTGGCAGGGATGCAGCGTCCTGATCCCAGGCGCAGGTCCGAGCGGCGGTCCGCTCCTGACCAACGTCACCAAAGTCCTTTCGAGCACGACGTTCCAGACGCAGACCTCGGCGTCCGTGGCAGTCTCGGGAGCATCGGGCACCGTCAACGTTCAGCAAGCCTTCATGGTCTACGGCAACAACGCCTCGGCAGCCACGGCGATCAACACCTACTCGGTCACGGCCAACGCCACCTTCGCTTCGGGTTCGTTCGTCGAACTGCCGCCGGTTGGCATTGTTGTCGGCACGCCCAGGCCCGGTGTGAGCAACACGACCACGGACGCTTCCCGCCTCGTCGGATCGGTCGTCAATTGGCAGATGGAGAACAGCGGAGCGCAAGCCACGTCAATCCTTGCATTTGTTTCGCCGTCCGCCTCAATGCAATACAGCGGTTGGGTCGGGTCTTCCCTCATCAACTACCCGATCGTCCAGGCATACGGGACTTTTCAGACGACCGCTGGCACGCTCGCAGCTGGAGCAACCGCAGGACTCACCAACGCTTCTTCGGGCATTGGAATCAAGGGCAACGCTACGACTCCGTACGACGTGTTCATTCCCGGCGGCACTGCTTCGGGCGCTCCAAGCTCGGGCACGCACAACCTGTTTGAGATTGTCCCGGATGCCACCGGTGTGCTTTGGATCTGTACCGTGGCGGGAACTCCGGGGACGTGGGTGTCGGTCGCCCCATCGCAGGTGCAAACCAACTTCTACGTCACCGCAGGCGCTTACAGCGGCACAACGCCAACGTGGGCCAAGACAGCGGAGATCATCGTCGTCGGTGGTGGCGGTGGCGGAGGAGGTTCAGTAGTCTCGACAGCCGCCGGAGGTGGTGGTGGAGGAGGCGGCGCTGGCGTGGTCCTGTCTCGGGTCGTCCCCGTCCTCGCCAACACGGCCTACTCGGGCGTCGTCGGAGCGGGCGGTGGTGGCGGCGCAGCCGGTGCAAACGGTTCTGGAGGCACCGCTTCAACGTTCGTTCACAACAGTCAGACTTACTCGGCATTGGGTGGCGCTTACGGCTCTGTGGGCGTGTCGGGTGGCATCGGCGCCGGTGGGCTTTACGGCACCGCCGGTCCTAGCGGTTACGTTTCCCTCACAATGGGTTCAGGTGGCCTTGGCGGTTCAAGCACAACGGCCTCAAGCACCGTCGGCCCTATCCCATTTGGCGCCTCAGGCGGCGCAGGCGGCTACCCCTCAAGCGGCGCAGGCGCCACGGGAGGCAAAGGCGGAGCCGGTGGCGCTTCAACCGGAGGGGCCGTAACTGGCGGCGCTAACACCGGCTTTGCCGATGGAACCGTCGGGTCCGATGGTGAATCATCCGTCTACAGCTCGGGAGCATCGGCGCTCACCAAGCCAGGCGGCGGCGGCGGCGGTGGTGGTGGTGCAGCCGGCACGTCTGGAGCCGCCAAGGCCGGCGGCGCAGGTGGCACCGGCTCGGTGACGATCATCTTCCGAGCTGCATAATGTACGGCACCGCCTATGCCGTAGGTGCGTATGATGCTGATGTCACTGTTGGGCTAAAGCCATACTTCACCCCACCCACGGTCAAAGACATTGCACCCTACCTTCCCGATTCAAGCGGTCTACAGGTGCGTTTGTTCCGCCACTACGCAACCAGGTATCGAGGGGTCAACGTCTACCTTCTCTCGGACGGGACGTTTGTGCAGGACACCGCCACCCCCGAGAACGCAAACAGTGGCTACCCCCTGCCGTGGATCTTGAACAACGACCCAACAAAGATTGGTTGGAACCCTCCGTCATACGTCAACGGTCAGATTGTCTATGGGCCAGAAGTTAGTTGGCCCACGGGTGCGCTTCCCAACACCTACTCAACGGTGTACAACATTGACGGAACCGTTACGACAACTGCACTGTCCCCGTACATTGCTAAGATATACGAGGGTGGTCATCGCCACCCCCTTACCAACGATGAGGCTGCTGCACTCACCGCAGCCGGTTACTACGTGGAGTACGTCTGATGCCATACCGTGAACTTGCTGGCGTGCTGAATCAGCTTGCCGGGACCACCAACCTAGAGACCGCTGGGGCTGCCAACGCCTATGCAGGCACGACCAACCTTGAGCTGGTCCACGCCCTCAACGTCAAGGCAGGGATCACTGTTCCCCCATTCCTTGAGTTTGCTGGTGCGTGCAACAGCATCGCCGGCACCAATGGACTTGGTGGGGTAGAGGCACTGAACGTCAAGGCTGGGAACACCCTGCCATGATGGAGCACGACTGCCCTGGTGAGACCTGCTGGTATTGCAAGGTCGCCTCTGTTTCATTTTCGGCCTCGTCTATGCCCACACGAAACAACTCGGTTGCCGAGACGAACCGTGCCGAGAAGCAGTTGACCAAGGACCGTGACGCTTTCAAGGCGATGCGTGAGCAGGGCATCCAGCCCGCTCGACTCAAGGGCGCTGCCGAGTTGCAGGACAAAGCCCACACCAAGCACGAGATTGAGACTGGCAAGCTTCTTGGGAACAAGGGTCTTGCCTCCAAGGTGGAAACCACCGTCAAGGAACTTGCCAAGCGGTGAGGCTGCAAATCTACGGAGACAGGATTGGTTGGACCGGATACGGTCGGATGGTCCATGAGATCCGTGCTGCCCTAGAACGGGCGGGCGTTGAAGTGGTGGACTACGAACGGGATTGTAAAGATCCGATCCTGTTCACCTGCCCCCCTCAGCGCCCCGAGGGTTGGTGGGAGGGACAGTCTGTTTCCCTGCTGACGATGTGGGAATCCACTGAGCTTGCGATGGATCACCTTACTGCCGTTCCCTTGTTTGATCGAGTCCTGGTTCCCTCGGAGCAGAACTTGTCAATGTTCTCTCGGATCAACCCAAACACGACAAAGTTCACGCTTGGCTGCGACTACGACCTGTGGAGCATAACGCCGCACGTTATGTCGGACCCTTTTACTGTCATCACGGCTGGCAGGGGTGGCCGGCGCAAGGGCATTGACATCTCGATCAAGGTGTTCCGTAGGTTCTCTGACTACATTGTGCGAAAGGGATACCCTCGCCCGAGGCTTATCATCAAGTCTCCCGTCAACCTCTCCAAGAAGTACGATGACATCATCGTCGTGGACGAGGTGCTGTCCGAGGAGGACGAGAAGAAGCTCTACGACTCCGCCCATGTCTACCTCGGGCTGAGCAGGGGTGAGGGATGGGGGATGATCCCGCATCAGACCATCGCCTCTGGCAAGCCCACCATCCTTACCGATGCTCACGGACATGCTGAGTTTGCCAAGTACGGACTTGGAATCGGGTGGCGTGAAGTCAAAGCCGAGACCGAGATCGTTGGCAGATCAGGCAACTGGTGGGAGCCGAGCGAGGACCAGGCTTTTGACACCCTTATTGCCGTGTTTGAGAACTACGGTCACTATGCAGCCCTCGCCCTCAAGAATGCCGAGAAGATTCGTGAGTTCACTTGGGACCGCACGGCTCAGGAGATTCTGCGGGCGTTGCCGAAACAGGGAAAGGTGACGGACAAGTGGTTCGTCTGCCCGCAGACCTACCTCAGCCTCAGGGTCACGAAGCCCATTGACTGCAACATCGGGGACAGGTCTCATTCATTCGTTCCCAATAAAGAGTACAATGTAACAGCAGACGTAAAGCGGGTTCTCTACGACGCTGGGTACGTTGACCCCTCTTGCGTTGACCCGTTTGAGAAGGCGATTTACGAGAAGCCCCGCCCCCAAAGCATTGACGAAGGATTCGCAGCATGACCACCTCATTCAACGATTGGATCGAGAAGGTCTGGCGTCGTGTCTACTCAGGCTCCGCAGATGCCACGGTGCAGCTTGGTTTGTACAACTCCTCAACGAACACCTGGTCCGGTGGCATCTCCTCCTCTGACATCACCTTCTCCGTCACCCCCCCATCGGGCAGCAACCCCTCCACTGTCCCGACCAACGCTCTGCGGGTGGGTGCGGTTCTTTCGATTGACCTTGAAGTCATGTACGTCACGGGCTACAACAACACCTCCAACTCGGTGACTGTGGTTCGTGGGTACGAGGGTTCCGTTGCTGCTGCGCACACGGGCGGAACGCTTGTCTACATCCAGCCGGTGTACACCAAGTTCGATGTCGGCGTGGCGCTGAATGACGAACTCCTCCGCCTGTCCTCCCCCGGCAACGGTCTGTTCAAGGTGGGCGTGGAGACGATCACCTACAACCCCGTCTACATGGGCTACGACCTTGCTGGCATCCCGACGAACTTCATCGACGTGATGGAGATTCGCCACAAGATCCCGTACCCGACGAGGAACTACCCAAGCATCAAGAAGTGGAAGGTGCTCCGTTCCATCCCCGACGCCGGTGTGTTCCCCTCGGGCGCAGGCATCGTCGTCTACGAGTCGGGCTACCCTGGTATGCCGATGTACGTTCAGTACAGCGCCCCGTTCACCACGGTTGATCCGGCTGCATGGGCGAGCACGTCCGATGTGGCTGCTGCTACGGGGATGACTGCGACAATGGTGGACATCCCGCCCCTCGGCGCTGAGATCCAGCTCACCCTGCCCCGTGAGATCCGCAGGAACTTTATGAACAGCCAGCCCGATCCTCGCAAGGCCCCCGAGGTTCCTGCCGGCTCCATCTCCAACTCTGTACAGGCTTTGATGATGACGTACAACTCACGCATCAGTGAGGAAGCAGATCGTCTCATGCGCCAGTACACCCGAGTCGAGGGTTGGTAGTGGCCGCTCTCACCCCCACGCACTCTTACACCCTCCCCTACCGGAGTCGTTCGGGTACTGTCGCCGGCACAGAGTTGCTTCGCTTTGGCGAGGAGATCCCCACCCCGTCCGTTGCTGTCTCTATTCCCCCTACAGGTGGATTCCCTGTCAGCATTGACGGTCGGAACTACATGGTGGATACGTCCTTTGAGCCGTACCGCCGTGAAGCGTTCAAGCACAAGTCCATCCCACCGCAGCGTCAGTCGCTCCACTTTACCAACAACCCCGACGATGGCACCATCTCCACCGAGGGACTGTGGCGGCGTGAGACGCGGGACTGGTCGCTCGGTGCGGGACAGATTTACTTTGACCGCAAGAAGTCCGATGAGGCTCGCTTCTACCGCAGCAAGGGTGTTGACCCCTGGACCCAGTGGCAGCTTCAACTCCTCCCTGACACCAAGGTTCAGTACACCGCCGCCAACAGCACCAATGTTGTCAAGGCTATTCGAGTCGGCAACTATGTCTACTGGCAGGACGGCAACACAATCCGCTTTACTTCCTACTGGCCGAACCAGATCGGCATTACTCAGTCCGTTGGACCTGTCGGTAGTGGCACTACGACGTTCAGCGTCAAGTCCACCGCTGGTTGGCCCGCTAGTGGATCACTGTTCTACATCATCATTGACTCCGAAGTCATGTTGGTCAGTTCGTGGTCGTACAACTCCGGCTTGGGATATTACGACATCACGGTCGTTCGAGGACAACAGAACACCGGCGTTGTAGGTCACACCAACACCACCGTCACTCCCTACACGGCACTTGCCACGGGAATCACGGGGACGATCCTTGACTTTGTTACCGATGGATATAACGTATGGGTGCTGACCACCGCTGGTTTGTTCAACACCATCGTTGGCAACACTGACGGTTGCGCCAAGCTCACCTCTTGGACTCTCACTCCCCTCGTCGGGACTTCGCTTACGGGGGTGCTTGCATGGGCTGGCGGGCGTCTCATCATGGCGCTCAACAACATCCAGTCCCTCGGTTCAAGCAGCGTTATGACCGTCCCCACGGGTTCGAGCGTCTTTGACCTGACCAGTGCAAAGCAGGGAACTGCCGTGGCGAAGATTGTTGGTTACTTGGCTGCCAACATCAACTCGTCTCAGACTTCAATCACGGTTGACTATTTGCAGTCAGCACTTGGCACTGGTGCTTATGTGCAGATTGAAGGCGAGATCATCAAGGTCGGTTCTTCTCCAAACATGGGCGCTACCTCTCTCGGCACCGTCACCCGTGGTCAGCTCTCCACCATCGCTGCCGCCCACAACGCAGGCACCCCGATCTACAGCATCAACAGCACCAGCGCCGCTGTTCCCAACTTTGCAGGCGTCCAACCCGTAGAAGCGGGCTTGCTCTACACCCACCCGAACCTACAGTGGAAGTGGACGGGCATCGCAGGTGGTTCGTCACAGATTTACTTTGCGGGCCACCCTGACGACACCGAAGATCCTGGTCTTGTCTACCGCAGCACGTTGACCTCTGGCACGGCATCTTCCACCACGGCAGTAGCCGTTTCAGGTGGGTTGACCATTCCTGTTGTCGCCCTTCCAATGCCCGCAGGCGAGTACCCCACGGCTATTCGTAACTACTTGAACTACATCTTCGTGGGTACAAATAAGGGAATCCGAATGTGCGAAACCCTGAACGCACTCGATCCCACGGGCAACACGGGCGATCTCAAGTCGGGACCGCTGATCCCCAATATCACTCAGCCTGTCTCCTCCCCCGTCACCGCCATCATGGGCTACGACAGGTACGTCTACTTCGCCTGGAACAACTACGACTCCACCTCCTCGGGCTTGGGTCGCATGGACCTGACGAGCTTCATCGACACGCAAGCTCCTGCCTACGCTTCTGACCTGATGATCTCGGGGCAGGGGACCGTGACGTGGTTGGACTTCGACCCCATCAACAACAGCCCCCTAATCTCCTTTGACCCGATCTCGGGGAACGCCGCCATCTACACCGCCGACCTTGACAACTGCGTTGAGGAAGGGCAGGTGGACTCCGGCCTCATCACCTACGGCATCCCCGATTTCAAGAACGCTGTCAGCATTGACGCCAACATTGAAAACATCAGTGGTTCCACCAGTTCCTCGGTAGCGTTTGAGGTTGCGGTGGACAATGGTGCCGCCTTGAGCATTGGTTCCTACTCCGGCCTTGCTGCCAAGACCACGCTTCCGTTCCCCACCCAACAGTTCGGTGAGCAGTACCGCATCTACACGGACCTCTACCCCGCCACCGATGCCAATGGTAACTATGTCTCCCCGACGCTCAACCGTTGGACCTTGAAGGCCCTGCCTGGTATCCCATCTGGTATCACCATCATGGCTGTCCTGCTGTTCTACGAGCCGTTTGACATGGACGGAACGATGGTCTACCAAGATCCCTACGTTGAGTACAAGTACCTAGAGCTGTTGCGTCAGCAGCAGAAGGTAGTCACCTACGTTGAGGGTTCGTGGTCAGCGTCCGTCACGGTGGACCTCATTGAATGGCTCCCCGAGCGCCGACGCCCCACGGTTCAAGGTGGCTACCACGGCGACCTTGTTGTTACTCTCAAGACCATTACCGGATGATAGGATAGTTTGATGTCGTTTTCTGTTCGCTCTTACTCTGGCTTGGCCCAGGCTTCTACGTTGCAGGCGGGGATGGACAATATTGTTGCATCGTTCAACATCGCCAGCGCCGACTCTGCCACTTGGGTTGAGACCAACGGTTCTTCGCAGCAGCTTGGCTACTCGGGCAACTTCGTGTGCGTCATCGGTTACGGAGGGTCCAACGAGGAGAAAGTGCTGTGCTCCGGCATCAGCGGGACGCAGGTAAACATTGCAAGCCGTGGCTACGATGGCACGACTGCTTCAAGCCACGTTGCCGGCGAGGTTGTCATGCCGGTGTTCTCCTCTGTGGAGGCATACGAGGCGAACAAGGTTGCCAACCAGACGCTAGGGCAGGTGACTACTGCGGGCGACATGCTCTACGCCAGCGGGCTGAACGCCCTCGCCCGCCTCGCAGTTGGCTCCAACAGCCAGAACGCCCTTCTGTACACCAACAGCGGTGTCCCCGCATGGCTCGGTGCGGGCGTTCAGGGAACGACCTTGCAGACCACCAGCACCGGACTACAGTGGGTGACAAACATCCCGCCGCACGGCCAGTTTGACAACAGCGCAGGCACGGCACAGACCATCAGCACCAACTCCACGGCAGATCAGCAGGTCAAGCTCTCCATTGCTTCCACCTACACGCTCGGGACCAACACCCCCACCGTTTCCTCTAACGTGGTCACGATCAACCGTGCAGGGCTGTACAAGATCACCCTTCGCACCGGCTTGCAGGCAACGTCGATCTCGGGCAACGCCCTCGTCATGCCGGTCCTCGTCACCCCCGATACGACTGGCTCCACCACTGTCACTCACTACGGTTCTGCGTTCACGGCGAACTCGGCGGTGGACACGGTGGGGACGCTTGAGGTTGTGGTTCCGATCAACCCGTCCAACACGGCCAAGACGATCACCCCGTACATCTCGCTTACGACTATTACGTCAGGAACGAACAACGTCACGGTCCCGAAGTCCTCGGGCAAGAACTTTCTCACCGTCACCTACCTCGGTCCTCTCACTTAGGAGTAATCATGGCTATTTGTCCTTTCGCTCAGTGGCACGGTCCTGTCCCCAACATCGGTGGGAAGATGGGGCCGATCAAGCTTGGTGTGGTTCACATCATGCAGGGTTCCCTCGGTGGTTCCGATGGTTGGTTCCACAATCCCTCGGCTCAGGTGTCGGCGCACTTTGGCATCGGCAAGGACGGGACCATCTACCAGTGGGTTGACACTTCCGACATCGCATGGGCTGAGGCCAACTACAACGGGCAGGCCATCTCGGTCGAGCACGAGGGCTACGCTGGCGAGCGGCTGACGGACAAGCAGGCGTGGTCGCTTGCGTGCCTGATGAAGTGGGCGCGTGAGGCTCACGGCCTCCCGATCCGTCGCACCTTCGATCCCAACGGGACGGGGTGGTTGGGTCACGGTGAGCTTGGGAACGCAGGTGGTGGACATCAGGGTTGCCCTGGTCAGCCTGTTCTTGATCAGCTCCCCGGCATCATCTCCTTTCTGCATCATGGCAAGACTCCTGCTGGACCCGCTGCGCCCGCTACCCTCCCGGTTCTCTCGCAGGGTGCTACGGGCATGGCTGTCATCAAGTTGCAGCAGCACCTCGGTATTGCAGCAGATGGTGTGTTTGGTCCCGCCACCACCGCAAGCGTGAAGATGTTTCAGCAGACCCACAACCTCCTCTCAGATGGTGTTGTCGGTCCTGCTACATGGGCTGCGCTAGGCGTCTGATGAACTGGCCGTACCTGAACAACGTCCTCGGGGCGCTCGCCTCGGGGTTCATCGTTGCAGGTGCGCTTGTCGGAATCGTGGCAGGGATCGTCCGCACGATCCGTTGGTGGAGGAAGCGATGATCGGTCGCCCTGAGTCTCGGTTCCACAAGTGGCAGACCCGTGCGCTTGAGCGGTTTGATGTCTGGTTCACCTCTCCCTCGTGCGTGTGGCAGACCCTCTTTGTTTGCGCCATTATTGTCATCGTGGAGGCCGTGCGCCCCGACCTTGATCCGCACTTCTTTGTCCTGCTCATGGTCCTCACGGTCTACTCCGCTATCACCCAGCCCGCCCTCGCTCAGTCCTCGGCAGCCACGGCAAAGAAGCTTGAGCTGATTATGGAGCGGCAGCAGGGGGTCATGGATTCCCTCGTCCTCTTGCAGCAGGAGCAGGTCGAGGAGTTGGAGGAGACCAGTGAGATCCTTGAGGACGTACAACAGATCCTTCGTCGCAACGAACCCTGATGTGGGGGGAGATCGCATGGCTCTCGGCCATTGGGTGCGTCGGGATGGCGATTCAGGATTCGGTGGGGACGTTCCTCGTCCGAGCAATCAACACCAACCGACCCAACCTGGCCGGGGCAATGGACGTGCTCGGGGACATCGCCAAGATCCTGATTCTCTCCATCTCCGCCAACGACCTGACGCACGGGTACGGATGGAAGGGCTACCTCGGGATTATTCCCATTCTCTGTACTGCCTTTGTCGTGACTCACCATTCAGTGAAGTTGGCGAGTGGGATGGAGGATTCTGAGGATGCCGCCGAGGACGACGACAGGGACGCAAGGATCAAGAAGCTCGAAGCGCAAGTTGCCGCCCTTACTCCCCAAGTGTGAGTCCTGTTTCTTCTACCCGCAGATTCCTACAGGTACGAAATGCTGGAAGTGTACAATTGAGAAGTGTTGCTCCCGAGTGGAGAAAGGTAAGTCATGTCCGACACATTGGGTGGACCCAAGCAAACTCCACAGCCGGGTGATCTGGTCCTAGCGCACAACAAGGGTGCCTTCGCTACCCTGATCCGGTTCGGCCAGTGGCTCCGTCCCTCGTGGCGGAAGTACAAGAAGTGGAACCACGCCGCAATGGTGGTCAATACCACATCTGGTATCAAGTGCGTGCAGATGGGACGGTTGGGTCAGACTTGTTGGATTGAAGATGTAGCACCTCGTGGATACACCGAGATCCGCCCCTGCCCTGCTAACGTGGATCGTGTTAGGGCCGTTGATTACGCCTTGCACCAAGTCGGAGTCAAGTACAGCGTTGCGACCATTCTTTCCATTGCACTCAACCTCATCACCCCATCGTGGCTGCGGTTTGATTTCCGTCGCCACGGCACCGCTCTCATCTGCTCCGCTCTCGTTGCACGGTCATGGGAGCACGGGGGCTGGGATGTCCCCGGTGACTACGACCCGTACCAGGTGACGCCGGCTCAGCTTGCCATGTGGACTGAAACCTAACCCTTACCAAGGGAGAACCATATGAAGGGTTACGCACCAACGACGCATGTGGTCATTCCTGACTGTCAAGTCAAGCCAGGTGTCCCCATTGACCACCTTCGGTGGGCCGGTCAGTACATCGTGGACGAGTTCGCCCACAAGCCCAACGTCAAGATCATCTGTCTTGGCGACTTTGCTGACATGGAATCCCTCTCGCTCTACGACAAGGGCAAGAAGGAGATGGAAGGACGCCGCTATGCAGCCGACATCAAGGCAAGCAACTACGCATGGTCTGTACTCAATCAGCCCTTGGTGGAGTACAACCAAGTCCGCAAGCGGTACAAGGAGAAGCGTTGGAACCCTGAGCGTCATCTCACCCTCGGGAACCATGAGGACCGGATCGACCGTGCTGTCAGTTTGGATGCCAAGCTGGAAGGCACTATCTCCCTAGACGATCTTGACTACGAGCGCAGCGGTTGGCAGGTCCACCCCTACCGCCACATCCTCTGGCTTGATGGGGTCGCCTACGCACACCTGTTCTACAACCAGATGAACGGTCGTCCGTACGGTGGGAACAACATGGAGACCAGGCTCAAGACCATCGGCCATTCCTTCACGATGGGTCACCAGCAGGTGCTGTTGCATGGACTCCGATATGTTGCCGGCAGGCAGCAGAACGGTCTTGTGGCGGGTGCGTTCTACATGCACGACGAGGACTACCTCGGTCCGCAGCAAGCGTATTGGCGAGGGATCATCGTCAAGCACCAGGTTGAGGATGGCTCCTACGACATCATGTGCGTGTCAATGGATTACCTGTGCAGGCGTTATACAGGCAAGCGTCTGAGGGACTACACTCCTAAGTCCTACGCTCCTCAGTTCAAGGACTCAGATGTACCTCACAGTGACCTGCCCTCGATGCGCCGCTAGTTATCGCATCGCTCCCCTCGCACAGCTCCCGCAGCCCAGCAGGTTGATCTCCACGCTGGCCGACCTTCACCACGGTCATCAGTGTTCTCTCAAAGAAAGTATTGACGAGCGCCGACTGCGTGTGTAGTGTCCCTTGTGTTGACCGAGAGGTCACGAAACCAAGGGAGAGACAGTGGAGATTTCACTGGATGAGTACGATGCCCTGTTGGGTATCGGTGAGGCGTCAGTCAGGCTCCTCACAGAACTGTCACTGGTGACCCGTATCCTTGAGGATGCGGTCCGAGAGTGGAGCGACATCAAGGACCGAGAGGCATCTCTCGGCATCTTCAAGGAGGAAGTCAATGTCTGACTGGATGCAGCCACGACAGCCCATGTTCACCCATCTGTTCCTTGAGGACATGATGCAGGCGAACGCCGAAAAGGGGAAGAAGGCTCAGGCGTTCAACACCCCGTTCCGCTACTCCGACGCCGGCAAGTGCGAGCGTCAGATGGCGTACTCGTTCCTCGGCTTGGAGGGCGAGCCGTTTGACGGTCCCTCCACGCTGGTCACGGAGCTCGGCACCATGATCCATGAGTGGATTCAGGAGGCGATTCTGCGCCGCTACCCCGAGGCCACGTTTGAGGGCAAGAGCCAGGTCGTGACCTCCTCGGGTCACTTCGATGGGATCGTCCCCGATGTCCCCGGTCTTGGCAAGGTGCTGCTTGAGTTCAAGAGCATGGGCGGTACTGCTTACTCCAAGTCCATCGGTGCCGGACAGCGTGGCATGAACGCCCCTGGTGGTCCTCGCTACTCCGCCATCTTGCAGTCGGCGCTGAACGCTCAGGCGAACGGGTGCGACACCATCATCATCGGCCACATCGCCCTCGAAGCCATCTCCCGCCAGAAGGCATCACGCCTCGAACTGCCGGAGTGGAACCGCTGCATCTCCGAGTGGATCATCCCGAAGGAAGTGTGGGAGCCACTGGCTGACGCCGAGATCGCCCGTCAGTTGACGATCCTTGATGAGCTCCGCATGGACCGCCTGCCTCCCCGTCTTGCCATCAACGACAGTGGCGCAGAGGAGCACCTGAACCCCGAGACCGACAAGTCCTGGCAATGCGTCTACTGCTCGTACCGTGAGACCTGCATCACCGATGGTCCCGACACCCCCGTCAACGTCCACATCAAGGGGGAGAAGTGAAAGCAATCTGTACGAAGTGCGGCTACACCAAGACATCTCACGAGTTGGGGGCGGTGACGTGCGATGCCTACGATGACCTGCCCGTGATTCCCGGCGAGATCGTTCTCATCAACACTGAGCCGAAGTACGGCGATTGGAACGAGGCTGTGGTCATCGACGTTGTGGAGTCTGTCGTGGTGAAGATTTACGACCACACGGTTCCGCTCGCAGATGTCATTGCTGACCCCGATAACGACTACGACGAAATCATCGTCCCTCTCAAGAACATCATCAAGCTCCCGAAGGAGGAGAAGTAATGCAGAGTGAGAGCATCAACGAACTGGCGAAGGCCCTGTGTGCAGCGCAGACAGAGTTCACCGCCATCCCGAAGGACAGTGCCAATCCGTTCTTCAAGAGCAAGTACGCCGGTCTGCCGGTGGTGATTGCGGTGGCATCGCCCATCCTCAACAAGCATGGGCTGTCGATCTCGCAGCACATCAGCGTGGAGGGTGACAACGACACGATGACCACCTACCTGCTGCATGAGTCGGGGCAGTACATCGCCCACGCCATGCGCCTGCACTTGGTCAAGAGCGACCCGCAGGGACAGGGATCGGCAGTCACCTACGCCCGTCGCTACTCGTACATGAGCGTCCTTGGTCTGGTGGCCGACGACGATGACGATGGCAACGCCGGCTCGGGGATGCCGACGATCAAGCCCAAGCACGCCGACCCTGCTCCGCACATCGAGCAGGCACGGTCAACCGTCGCTGCCAACAAGCAGGCACCCCCAGCCGGCAAGATCAACGCCTTGGAGGACAGCCGTTGGGCGACCATCGCTGAGGGAGCAAAGCATCCTGGTGCGTCCGAGATGCTGACGGACATCCACGGCAAGGGTGAGAAGTTCAAGTTCCTCAGTGAGAAGCAGGTCGCCGCCGCTTTCGCCGCCGCCACCAAGCTCACTCAGGCACCGCAGTCGGGGACGATGAACAAGATCGCAGACGCCTTCCCCGGCTCGCACGATGAGAGGCCGTTCTAATGGAGCGGTTCTTCGTCGCACTCGCAGCATCCATCATCATCATCGGCACCGTCTTGGTTGCCGTTGCCATCGAAATCGCCAAGTAAGGAGAGAGAAATGCAGAACACATACATCGGTCGTCTCGGGGATGACCCTGCCCTTCGTTTCTCGGAGGCAGGCAACGCCTGGTGCGGAGTCGGGTTCGCCATCGAGGTGCGCAAGAAGGTGGACGGGGAGTGGACCTCGGTTCCGATCTGGTGCGACCTCAAGGTGTTCGGCGCACTGGCCGAGCAGTTCGCATCTTGCACCTCGAAGGGTTCGTCCCTCATCGTCGTGGGTGAGTTGCAGCCCACCGAGTACACGAACAAGCAGGGTGAGACCGTCAAGTCCCATGAGCTGATCGCTCAGGAGGTGGGGATGAACCTGCGTTGGGGTCTCGGATGAGCGAGTATTACAACGACGAGAAGTTCTACATGCCCCCCTCGCAGAAGGGCGACCCTCGATTCCACAAGATCCTTGCGGAGTTGAAGGCAACGCATGAGAGGAAGTCTGCGGACTACGGCACGGGAGATGACTTTCTTGCCAACGTCCGTGCGAGTGCAGGGTGGGGGATCTCGCCCTGGATCGGGACCATGATCCGTGCCAACGACAAGATCATCCGGTTGCAGAGCTTGATCGAGAATGGCAAGTTGGAGAACGAGAGCGCACGGGATTCCCTGATCGACCTTGCCTCCTACGCCATCATCGCCTGCATCCTGCTAGACGAGGAGGGGGGATGAAGTCTTGCTGTGACAACCCCGACTGCTCCGCTCCGTACCACAAGATCGGTACGTCGCATATGTACCACCGGAAGAAGTGCCGGTGTGACTCGTGCAAGGAGGCTGCTGCGCTGATCCGTAACAAGACTGCCGACAGCCGACGCACGGTTGTCGTGGACCATCGAAGCGGGCCAGCACAGTCAGGGGCATTGGATTGGCAGGATGAGGCAGCCTGCAAGGGGGTGGACATCAACATCTTCTTTCCCTACGACGAGACCTCGACGGGACCACGCTCGGTGTCTAGTGAGGCCAGCAAAGTTTTCAAGGAGGAGGCGCTGTCGTACTGCAACCGTTGTCCCGTGAGGGAACAGTGCTTGAAGATGGCCCTGGATTCCTTTGAGCGTGGCATTTGGGGTGGGACGGACCACCGTGAGCGTGCCGACATTCGCCGCTCCCTGCAACGCAACGAGAACCAGCCCACCGAGGAAGTCAAAGCCTACCGAGCGAAGTTGGTGGAGAAGGCCAAGGGAACACCGACCGAGAAGCTGATGGAGTTGACGACGCTGATCGCCAACAACATTGATATTGATGGTTGACACGAAACGTAATCCATGATTCAATGACAGCACCACTACCAAGGGAGATAATCGTGGGCTACATGAAGCAACTTGCACAGGAGATCGAGGAGCTCGGTTTCCACAAGGAGGGCGGTGAAGTCCTCTACTGGAAGGAGTTCCCGTGGGGGAAGGAGACCTGCACCGTCATCGTGCGGAAGGACTACCGGATCTTCCGTGAGCACGCTGGGGGCTACGGCATTGAGTACGCCGAGGGTACGTCACTCTACGACACCATCCCCGGCGACGGTCCGAGCCTTGCCTACGCTGCTGCGATCGAGGCGTTGGAGGAGATTGAGGACCGCATCGCTCAGGGCCAGGACGATGAGTACCTGACCCGTGAGAAGGCCAAGCTTGAGAGGGATCTCCGTGGTGAGTGACGCCGAGATCGGTTCCTATTTCCACCTGTCGCCGGATGTCATCGACATCATCAACAACACTTGTCGCATCTGCGGCCACGGTGCGGGGGACCACACCCCCGACTACTGCATGGTGTGTGATTGCGAGGTGCCAGACAGCACCCAGGACGGTCTGAGCCAGAACAGTACCTCTCAGGGTACGCAAGTGACCGCTTGCTCACAGGACAACGATGTGGATGTACTTACCCGTTTCGTCAGCTTGAACGTGTCCGAATCGTCGTACATCAACCTCGTGTCCGAGATTGCCGACAAGCAGCCAAGTGTAACGAAACTTGACGCTGGCTCAAGTTTCGCTACTGCAACACACCCCGAAAGCGGGGTGGAACGTAGCGGCACCGTGACCATCACGATCAGCCGTGAGGACGCCGAGCGGTGGGCGAGCGACGACGATCACATTCACGCAACTGCTTGGGGACCCGTTGATAAAGCCATCCGAGCAGCACTAGAGGGGGAGCGATGAGCCGAGCCGACAAGATCCGCAACGTCGCACAGCAGGCCCACGACAACGGCGACTGCGATTGCGTGACCATCACCCTCAGCCGTGAGTCAGCAGAGGCGCTCCACCGTTACTACCCGGCAGAGGACAGGCCGCACGAACTCGAACTCGATGCGGCGCTTCGAGCAGCGCTGGAGACGAAGCGATGAGCCAACACAACCTTCACGATCTTTCGATGTTCACTGCCGCAGTGAAGTACGGACGAACGGCAGAGTACGAGGCCGACGAACGGTCAAGTATCACGAACCGTTCCAGACGGGGAGGGGTTCAGAGCGGCGCGACCGATCAGAAGGGTAGGGGTGCGATGAGCGAGTCAAGTGTTGTCAAGCACACCACGCACGCTGGTGACGTGAAGCGTGCAACATCGGCAACAAAGCAGAAGTTCACTGAATCGGTGTGTTTCCTCACACAGCAAACACCTTGGGAGAAGCAATGACTCTCTACCATTGCCCCGATTGCAACCGTTGGCACAACGGCACCGGCCACATCTGCACCGACCCACTCCCGAAGATACGCGACACGAACTCCCTGAAAAGTGCAGTCGTGAAGGCAGCGAGAGACTTCGTTTCCTCAATCGGGAATCCTGGTTTCATGGAAGGCGCTGAACTTGCCCGCCTGATGGATGCGCTGCGTGAACTTGACGGGCTAGATCGACCGTTGGAGGGCAAGTGAGCGTCCTAGACACACTGAGCGATGATGACTGGATCAAGCTCCAACTGAGAGTCATCAAGTTGGAGGAGCAGAACAAGGCGTTTGCTGAGTTTGCTGAGGCCGCAGACCTAGTTCTGCGTGCCATCACTCAATGGATTGAGAGGCACCCATGAGCACCCCGATTGTGAACGTGGATGAGAACTACCAGCACAAGTCCTTGGACTACTTCTACCGCTTGAAGATGGTGAAGCGAGGCAAGGCGATGACCGCCATCCGCGTCAAGTCGCTGAGCATCGGTGCTGTGGAGCGCCTGATTGAGCTTTCGCAGCAGGAGCACGCTGACTGTGACGAGGAGTGCGAGGTGCGGCAGGTGCTAGAAGAGTTGGAAGCATGAGGACATTCCGTTGCCCGTATTGCAACCTGGTGCAGAAGGGGCTTATGATCGAAGCAGCCCATAGGTGCATCAAGAACAGGAACCGGATGACACCGTTGAAGGAGGAGGAGACAGATGAGTAACTATCCCGATGGGATGAGCAGGCGTGACCTGATGCACGTTGGCGAGATTGCACCGGACTGGTGCGAGGACTGCCCGTGCGTGGATGAGGCCGAGAACGTCGATGAGCAGGGCGATGTGTGCAGCCATGAGGACGAGTGCGAGTGCGAGTCCTGCGACTGTGGCTGCCACGCCGAGCCGATCTACGACGATTTCCTGGATGACGATGGGGCAGACTATGACGCTGGATGGTGACAACTGCCCCGTGTGCGGAGAGACCATCGGGCGTGAGCTGCGAGGCCGACCCCGTATCTACTGTTCCGACACCTGCCGATCCCGAGCACATCGGGCTAAGCACAAGCCCGACACCGTGACCGTGGAGATCCCGAGGTGGATGGCCGAGGTGATGGTGAAGGATGCCTGCAACGGGATCTGTTTCAAGGAGCAGGGCGGGTGCAACTCCCACCTGTGCTTCGTGCAGCAGGCGTGTCGTGCAATCTTGGAGGAGAAGTGATGAAGATTCTTGATTTGTTCTGCGGAGCTGGCGGTGCCGGCATGGGATACCACCGTGCAGGGTTCAAGGTTGAGGGCGTGGACCTCAACAACCAACGGCACTATCCGTTTGCGTTCACCCAGGCCGATGCGTTGAAGTACCTGCGCGAGTCGTGGTTGGTATTCAAGTTCGATGCGATCCATGCCAGCCCCCCGTGCCAGTCGTACTCGATCACCAAGCACACTCACAGCGTCGAGTACCCCGACCTGATGGAGCCGGTGCGTGAGCTGTTGGAGGCAACTCGTTTGCCATACGTCATCGAGAACGTCCCCGGTGCGCCGATGCACAACCCCGTGACCCTGTGCGGCACGATGTTTGGTCTAACCGCCACCGATACCGATGGCACCAAGCTCCACCTCAAGCGGCACCGTCTGTTCGAGTCCAACATTCCGCTTGGCGACCCTCCTCCCTGCCGTTGCAAGGAGATGAAGCGTGAAGGCTGGCTCATCGGCGGGGTCTACGGTGGTGGGTCTCCGACCAGGGAGGCGGCTGCGATCCGCAAGGGTGGCTACACCCCGCCCATCCCCGTGCGCCGTGAGCTCATGCAGATGGATTGGGGAACGATCAAGCAGCTCAGCGAGGCGATCCCGCCTGCCTACACCGAATGGGTTGGCAAGCGCCTGATCGAGCACCTGGCATGAAGCGTAGCTCCATCAACCGAGTCAGCTCCAAGCGCCGGCGTGAGAACGCACAACGCAAGGCTGCGATGATTGAGCGGTTCGGACCTCCCGACACCTGGCATTGCTCAGCCCCAATGTTCATGGACACCCGTTGCTACGGCCAGATCCACGGCCATGAGATCCTGAAACGATCCCGTGGCGGCAGCATCACTGACATGGATAACGTAGTCTTGCTCTGCGACTTCCATAATGGACTTGTGGAGGACTTCCCCGACCACGCCCACCGTGAGGGGTTGGCACGGCACAGTTGGGAGAACGATGACTAACCGACCCAAGATCAAGGGGACTGCCTTTGAGACCGAGGTGGTCCGTTACCTCAACGAGAACGGATACCCTCACGCCGAGCGTCGAGCACTTGTCGGGACGCTGGACAAAGGCGACATCACCGGCATGGGGCCGGAGCTGGTCATCGAGTGCAAGAATCACAAGACCCTGGACTTCTCCGGTTGGCTGCGAGAGGCCGAGACCGAGAGAGTCAACGCTAAGGCAGACTATGGCATCGTGGTCGCCAAGCGTCGGGGCAAGGGTGCAGCAGGATCGTATGTCGTGCTGACCCTAGAGGACTTCATCAGGCTATGGAAGGAGCGCGATGCTTAGTTACAACCAGGTTGCCGAGGCTATTGAGTCCGAGGGCAGGAAGATCGGCAAGCTTGCCGAGGAGATCGCTACCCTCGCCGGCGATGCAGCAGAAGCGGAGTCGGACTACAAGATCGCGATAGCCAAGGCCAGGATGAAGCAGCGGGACCTGTTTGCCGTCTCCAACACCAAGTTTACGGTCGGGGATGTAGAGGATCGAGCGACACTCAACACCTCCGATGCACTCCGCACCCATCTCATCGCAGCAGGAGCTCTCACCGCTGCCCGAGATGCCATGCGAGCCAGTCAGTCACGGATGGATGGCCTACGCACGCTCGCTGCGGGATACCGTAACGCCGGGGGCTAACCCCCACAACCAAGATTTGAGAGCCTTAGAGACGATTCTAGGGGCCTCTCACACGATTCTCTGGCCTAGCCCCGTCCTTTCGGGGGTGACGGGGAACCTGCGCGGTGCCAAGCTGCGTCAAACGGGGAATGGATTGACTATCTCCGAAGGTTCCCCGGCCAGACCCACGCGGTGCCAAGCCACGCGGTGCCAAGACGCGAGAAAGCCCCACGGGAGACAGGACCGTGGGGCTTCTCTAATCGGGGCGTCCCCCGAACTGGTGTCACCTTAGCACCTCCGCGGTGCCAAGACTAGTGGGGATCGGGTTCGGCCTCCCACCGCTTGAGCCGGCGCAGCTCTCCTCTCCTCTCCTCGACGGTCGGCCAGTCGGCGGTAGGCGGTCCCGCGTTCCCCATCTCGCGGGCGTTGCGGGCGTCCAGGGCGCGTAGCCTCTCGGATACGGTGCGGTAGGTCATGCTCCCACCTCGATGCAGTCGGCGCACAACACGAACCCCGACACGGCCACGGCATCGCTTGCGGCGTTGGGGTGCATGTTGCTGGCGCAGCTCTCGCACGTTGGCCCGCTCTCGGCGTCGTAGTTCCTCCGAGCACGGTCTAGCGCGGCGTCAAAGTCCTCCCCGTTCTCGTGCATCATATCCGCGAGGATGTCGGCTAGGACGGTCTCGGGGTCATCCTCCTCTGCCCCCACCCATTGCCGGTAGACCAGGGCGAGACGATAGGCACGGTCGGCGCGTGTCTGATTCTCGGTCATGCTTCCACCCTTTTGCGCTCGGCGTCGATGTTGCGGCACGTCAGGCAGATCTCGGGAACGTGGCGCGGGTCTGGCCCATCAAGCTTGGCGGCGTGGTCGGTCTCGCTCTCCCCTCCCACCTTGACGATGATGAAATGATCCTCCATGAATCCCATTGTCTCTAGCTCCTGTTCTAGTGGCAACCTGCCACCGCTCCCCGGCCAGGAATCGAACCCGGCCACGCCCACCAGGGCGGGGAACCCGCTACCGCTTGCGGGTGGTCTTGTGGGCGACCGTTGCGCCAAGGGTGAACCCTCCCAAGGCGGCAAGGTCGGCGGCGAACGGGTAGACCCCGATCCCAAGGGCGACGGCGAAGAATACCAACCCCCAAATACCCCCGGCCACGGTCACGCGCTCCCAATGCGGGCGGGTCATGCGTTCACCCCGGCGTCAAGCGTGTCAAGCTCCCCGGCCATCCATGCGGCCAAGGCGGGAACGTGGACCGTTCGCGACGCGTGCGACCCCCACCAGTCCACCAGCACGGTAACGGTCTCGCCCTCATCGTACCGGGCGCGGACGTTCGGACCACCGAACCCCAACAAGTAGACCAGGGCGGTAGCGGTGACCTCCCCCGACATTGACACGCGCGCTTCGGCGTAGGCTTCGAGAAGGTCGGACGTGAACGCGTCCCACGGTCCCCCGTCCTCTAGCGCGTCGTACTCATCGGCCAGGCGCAACGCGTCCCGGCTTGCCTGCCATCCGTCACCACCAGCGAGGCGGGCGCGGTTCAGAATGGCGCGCGTCTCGTCGGCGTCCTGCCCGGCGTCGAGCCATGCGGCCATCATTGCATCCCACGCGCGCAACCCCTTAGCGGTATCGTCGGCGTGGTCCTCCGTCATCTTCTGATCATTGTCTGACATTCTGTCTCCGTTCTGTCTCTGTCTAGTGCCGGGTGGCACCGCTCCCGCGCTAGGAATCGAACCTAGCCAAGCTCCAAGGCGGGACGCCTCACCTAGTTAGACCAGGTGCGGACCTTGCGCCAGGGGCCACCGTTCACGGATTCCCACAAGTTCCCGCGGTAGACGTTGTGCGCTGCCAGGTAGTTCCCCGGCCCCCGCTTGGTGAACCTGCGCCCGTCCGCATCGGTCCCCGTCAACTTGTAAGTGTAAGTGTCTGCCATCATCCTGCCTACTCTCTCCCCGTGTCGGGGTTCTGTTGTGTCTCGTCTGTAACGCTAATGCCTTGCGGCGTGTCTGTCAATAGCTCCGCGGTGCTAATCTCTACGGGGTCGGAGAATAAATCCGGCTCTATCCATGAGACCGTGCCATCGGTCCCAAATAGCTGGCCGCGGTCCCGGTAGGATCGTTCACTCATGCGCCCATCCTTCCCGTGTCGATAGCCCACGCGGTGACGGTCTCACGGTGCCAGACTGGCGACCCGGAGATGCGGCCATCGGGCGGCGGGAGTAGGTCGCGGGTGATCCATTGCCCTACCGTGGCGGTACGTACTCCGAGCATCTCCGCTATCTCAGTACGTCCGAGCGGCATCGTATCGGCGGCGGCAGACTCTCGTGCCACGGTCACGCGCTTAGCCTCGGTCCATTCTTCGATAGCGAACGCGAACGCTTCAACCGATTCTGCCGACTGATCGGCGGCCAGCTTGTCCACCTTGGCCGCTAGTTCGCTAGGCGTGAGATCCCCGGACACTACCGCGGCGACCGCGATCCTCTGCCTATTGTGGTCTAGGCGCGAGAGGGTAGCGGCGAGACGAACGCCGACGATCCCGGTCCTAATCGCGTCACAAGTAGCCGGGGAGCATCCCCGCGCAATATCGACACGATCCCGGCACCATCTTGCACCCTTGCCGATCCTACGCGCCACGTTCTCTAGGGTCTCGCCGCCATCCATCATTGCAAGAATGGCAGCGCCATCTTCATAAGGCAGAGTGTCGCGGCGTGAGACGTTGGCGGTGAGTTGCAGCGCGAGACGCTCCGCGGTGCTCATAGCCTCGCGGATCGTGGCGGGAATGGTCTCCCATCCCAAGATATCCCGGCACGCGCGTAGCCTACGCTCCCCATCAACTAGCAGATAGGTGCCGTCCCCATGGGGTTCCACGGTAGGCGGCATCGCCAGGCCACTGGCGGCAATACTGTCGGCGAGCTCCCGCAATGCATCCGGGTCGAACGCCTCGCGGTAGTTATCCGCGACGATGGCCGCGGTAGGAATGGTCTCTAGTCTCACGCGTCCACCTTGGTTACGAAAGCGACGTGGTGAGTAGCCCATCCAAGGTCCACTAGCGTTGGGTCTGCCACAAGCTCCCCGAGCACATAATCAATCCATGCGTCATATTCACTTGGTCGAACGTTGCGAAGCGACCATTCTCTAAGGTGGCGCATCGTGTAGGCGTCTAGCATCTCACTGTCTCCCATCTCTAGCGGGACTGTCTATCCCGTTGGTCTCACTGTAGTCTCATGCGCTACAGAATGCAACCCCATTAGGGAAGAATCTTCCCCGCCAGATGGGGGAGCTGCCACCCAGCTCTAGGTCATGGATGGATGGCCCTAGGTTGGTCCTATGCCAAATCTCCCCCATCCTCCCTACTTGTCTCTCATCCCCCTACACTCTCGCGTGATCGTGTCGGGTTCGTGTGTAGTGTGTTCTACTACAGTCTGTCGGCGTGGGTGGGTGAGTCTGACGGGGTGTGTGCCGGGGCGGGTGGGTCTGATATGCCGTGTTACTGCAATCACACATACCGCTCATTTGCATCTCACTGGCTGTCAACCCCAGCAGCTTGAGATTCGATGGCTCTGAGAGGCCCTGAGACCCCTCTGAGGAGATCCTGGACTACGATCTCCTACTTCTTGATCCTCCTCTTATACCGAGAATCGGTACAACGGATCTATCGATCTACTTGGTTGTCGGTTAGAGACTCAAGTGAAAAGATAACTTCACGAGCACCGCCCCGAGCTAGGGACACAGTAACCATTTGCGATTCAGCCGCAGGTGTTCCTCGTGAACTGCGGTGCGGCTTCACCGTATCACGACTGTCAAGGGGATGTTTCCCACAGCCTGTGGATAACTTTCTTCACACGCACTCCTCATCTGTGCATGTAGTGTGGGGGGATGAGTACACTCATCGGCCTCGTCACCCTACTTGTCGTGTTGCAGTTTGTGGAGCTGTGGCTCTACTATCGTCAACTTGAGGAGACTAATGTTGAGGAGGAGGAGTGCTGGGTCTGCGAGTTCTGTGGGACCGAGATCCACTCCACCACCATCGAAGGTTTTGTAGAGGGATTGCGGATTCACGAGGTTGCCATCTACTGTCCTGGTGACGATGATGATGATGAGAGTTACTACAGTACACTGGACTGATGACCGATCTCACCCGCTCCATTGTCCGCTCCGTCACCCCCATTGCTGTCGGGTTTGGCATTTCGATCCTTGCCCACTTCGGCATAAAGTCGTCTGACATTGTTGCGGCCATCGGTTCGGTGACTGCTGCTGTCTACGCTGCTGGCGTGCGGGCGCTTGAGCACAAGTACCCCAAGGTCGGCAAGCTGCTTGGTGTCGCCGGCGCTCCCACCTACAAGTAAGGACGCGAGGGTTCACCGAGGAGGAATCGGGAACCGCACTCGCACCAAGGGAGTTGGTTCAGTTAGGATACCACAAATGGCGATCACACCGGGACAGAAGCAGAAGTTCTTTGGGCTGAGGGAGGCTGGCTACTCCCAGGCCGACGCTGCACAAAAAGCAGGGTTCTCTGTCGCCACCGCTCGACGTTTGGAAAGCCGGGAGAAGTCCACTGTTCGGGGCAAGGAACTCACCCTTGTCAAGCAGATGGAGGATCTGCCCGGACCCAAAAAGCACTCCGAACTCTCCTCCGAGGCACGACGAGCACTAGAGGACTTCGGGTACTTTCAGGAACGGTACTTCGGGCGCATCGCTACCCCGTGGCAGAAGGAGGGGGCGGAGTCCATCGCCAAGCTTCTCGAAACGCCCAATGAGGAGTATGTGGTCATCAACGCTCCCCCTGGTGCCGGCAAGACGGTTACCTTCGTCCACGACATCCCTGCGTGGTTGACCTGCCGCAACCGTGCCATCCGTGGAATGATCGGCTCGGCTACCATGTCCCTCGCCAAGCGCAACCTCATGCGCCTGCGCCGCACCCTTGAGCGAGTAGAGCCGGAGAAGGGCGAGATCAACGCTGTGCGTCGTGGTGACGCCCTTGATGCCGTCAGTACCCTCGCCCAAGACTTCGGACGCTTCCGCCCGCTGGACAAGGAGATTTGGACCAACGAGGCGTTCATCGTCATGCAGGACGAGGATCAGGGAGCCATCTCGGAGAAGGAACCTACTTGGTCCTCCTATGGAATCGACACCTCGTTCATCGGTGGACGATACGACTTTGTGATGTGGGATGACCTCGTTGACCCGAGGAAGATGCGGACCCTTGAGCAGAAAGAAGCTTTGCAGGACATCTACCAGGATGTGTGCGAGACCCGACTGGAACCGGGCGGCCTCCTTGTCTTGCAGGGACAGCGGATTGCATCGGACGATCTATATAGATTTGCACTCGACCTCAACGCCCCAACTGCCGACGAGGACGATGACTTGGACGAGGAGGAGATGACCGAGCGGATTGGCGAGGACCGCAAGGCGAAGAAGTACCACCACATCATCTTCCGTAGTCACTATGCCGACAGGTGCGCTCCCGAGAACCACAAGAAATCAGCTCTCGCCTACCCCGAAGGTTGCCTACTCTCACCACGAAGGCTCCCTTGGTCAAAGATTTCTACCCTTATGTCCAACCGTGGTGAGACGTTCAACGTCATCTACCAGCAGGAGGATGTGGACCCAACCGAGGTTTTAGTCCCGAACGCTTGGGTGTACGGACACGACGAGTTCGTGGGTTGCATCGACCGTGAGCGTGAGCGCCTAGAGATCCCACCCGGCCTTGATCCCAACCAATGCCTCTCCATCGCCACCGCCGACCCCTCCCCGACGAACTTCTGGTCTGTCCAGTGGTGGATCTACGACCCAAACTCCGACCGCCGCTACCTGATCGACCTGCTCCGCCGCAAGATGGACGCCCCCGATTTCCTTGACTGGTCCTCGCAAGAGGGTCGCTTCGTTGGCATCATGGACGAGTGGCAGGACGCAAGCAAGACGCTGGGCTTTCCCATCACGACATGGATCGTGGAAGCCAATGCTGCGCAACGCTTCATGCTACAATATGACCATGTGCGCCGTTGGCGTAGCTTGCACTCTGTAGACATTCTTCCGCACACCACCTCAAGGAATAAGTCAGACCCGCAGTTCGGTGTTGAGACCATCGCACCTCATTGGCGCTTTGGTCGGGTCCGACTCCCCGGCAGGGGTGAGGGGAAGGTTGTCGCAATGAGGTTGATTGACGAGGTAACGAAGTATCCTCATGGACGAACGGACGACTGTGTGATGGCTGAATGGTTCTTTGAGTGGAATCTTCCCAACCTGTCCGTTCCTAGCGCCCCGAGCATCACCGCTTGGCGTCCGAGCTGGGTTGGTTGATGCGTTCCGCTGAGGAGAT